TGTAAACAATAATACAGGAATCTAAAATTGTCTATTATTTCAATTACCCTTTTAATATATTCCAAATTTTCAATACTATAAGACATCATATTTTGTAGCCTTTGGGGTAAAAAGGGTATGTAAATTAAATTATTATTATAACAAGATAATTTTATCAAATTATCAGGCAGTAATGGAAGAATTTTTAAAATATTGTCTTCACAATATAGACATTCTAAACTATGAGGTAATACTGTGGGCAGTATTCTAAGTATATTACCATAACACTTTAATAATACCAAGCTGTTTGGTAAAGGGGGTAAACAACTTAGTTTATTCGCACCACAGTCTAATATTTTTAATGTTTGAGGCAATAATGGTAAACGTATCAATTCATTATGACAGCATTCTAACGATTCTAATTTGTCAGGCAATACCGGTAAAAATGATATACTATTACCCGCACACGAAAATATATGTAAATTATTTGGTAGTTCAGGAAGAACTTCTATATGGTTAAATTTACAACATAAAGAATATAAATTTTCTGGTAGTTCAGGAAGACTTGTTAGTTCATTGAATTCGCAATGTATCGTTACAATCGAATAAGATAGTATCGGTAGTTTTGCTATTTTGTTATTCATACACAGCAATACTTTTAATGATGGAGGCAACGGAGGAATTAATTTGATTTCATTATAACCACAGTATAATTCTACTAATGAGTTTGGTAGTTCAGGAAGACAAGTTAGACTATTTTCTCCGCACGTAAGCACTTTTAAGGTTGACGGAAGTAAGGGCAATTCGGTGATTTGATTTTTGTAACAAGAAAGCACTTCTAGATTTGGCGGCAATTGAGGCAAACTTGTTATTGAATTTTCGTGACACTCTAAAATTACCAATGTATCCGGTAATTCTGGAAGGCTTGTTAACAAATTATTATTACAATACAGTCGCAATAAACTTTTAAAATCAAATAATTGAGGCAAACTGCGTATATTGTCATTTTCTATGTCAATGTCTTCAACTGTTTCAACATCATCATAAATATCCAATAAAAAATTATAATTACTGTTTGTCATTTGTATCTGGTTGGGGTTAAATTATAGGATTATATAATTATATATTGATGTAAATATGTATTTATATAGTTATGTAAATACATATTCAAATAAGTATAACTCTCATTATTATACTGCCTGAATGCGATAAAAATAATCATTGAACGTTACTTTATTTTTTATGCTTCTGGACATTTTTGCTGCCGAAATATTTTCTGAAATTGCTGCCTTTGCTATTGAATCCCACGTATCTAAAATATATCCAGTAGACAATTCAATCTTTTCTACTTTTTTCCCTGTTGTCGAAACCACATTTTTGACATATTCCTTGTTTTTTAACGAGATTCCGTAATATCCGTCATTTGATACAATATTCGACCATACAACAGACTTAATAACGTATTCACAATTTTTTAAGTATTCTTTCAATTCATTAATGTTAACATCTGTAACCTCTTTATTTAATTTTTGATTCCATTGTTTGTATTCTTCAAATAAAACAGAATTCATTATTTTACCACTCGGAGAAAAATTACACGATTGAAATAGAAATGTCTCTATATCGTTTCCTACAAATTGTTTTTTATATTCAATGGGTTTTATTTTGACGCCTACGTATCCATATACAACATTTGTAGAATCTTGCTTCGTTAGTCTCGCGCGTCTAAATCTGGTTTCTAAATATTGTTTAAATGTATGAAATATTTCCTTTTGAGGTTTTGTTCTTAACCATATGCGAAATTGACCTTCTATATTTGTAGATGTTTCTTCGACATCATATCTTACCAGACACATTGTATCAATAAATTCGTTAAATTTTGTTACCAGTTCAATTGGTATTGACGGATATTGATAGACAAATTGATTATCCGCATTAGTAATGGCGGATATAGATTTATTCAATATTTGTGGCGATAACTGTTCTTTTAATTCTTCATTCTCTTTTTCGAGTTCTCTAACCTTTGCTTCCAGATATTCATTTTGTTTCAATAATTTATTGAAATTATCTATGTTATATATTTTTGAATTAATAATATCTTTTATATATTGTACCAATTTGTCAGTTGTAAAATTACTTGTATCATACGCAATTAGTTCCTTTCTGATTTGTCCCTTTATTTCGACGTTACGAATTTGTCTTCTTATTTTGTTTGATGTTTTAATTAATCCCTCTATTTCTGTCTTATTTTGAACACGAAATGCTGTAATTAAAATAAAATTATCATATATTTTACGATGGTCATTTACTCTTGTGGCTAAATTATTAGTTTGTCCAAATTTAATTAATTTTTCATTTGCTTCATTTGTATTATCAATATATCCAATATAAATACACTCGGTATTTAATGGAAACTGATTGATTATAGCTTGTTCTACAGATTTCAAACTGTCCTTTTTAATTTTTTCAGCATCCCTTTTTATTTTTTCAGAAACTTCTTTGATTTCTAAAATAATATTATCTTTTTGTTCTAATTGTAATCTTAATTCATCTGTTTCTTCTTCCACTATTTCATGAAGTGTTTCTTCCAGTTTTATATAATATTCGTGTATCTCAGCTGCTTTTTTTGTTTGCGCTTTTAAACAAAGGGACTTGAAACATTTGATAGTCAGTAAAATAGTTTGTTTATTTTGCCCACCCCATTTTTCTTCATTTGAAGTTGATTTACATTTTGGTTCTTCACTTAAACTCGCTTTACAATTTGGAAAAGCAAGATTTTTGTAGTCTATACCAATTATAAAATTTTTTTCTAATACTCTAATTGCACTTATTTTTTGACTAAATCCCAACCACTTCCACACATTATCTAAGTCTACAACAAAATCTGTATTCTTATTGTAATTCAAATAACAATAAAAACTACTAACAAATAACTGTTGTTCAAAATCTGTAAAAACTTCTTGAATCTTTGAGATTAATTTACTGTTATATGTTTGCGACAATTTTGATATTGGATTGTTCACTATCAGTTCGACGATATTAAACTCTTGCATCGTATTATATATTTATAATAAGATACTCTTTAAGTTATTTTATCTTGGTTTATATATTAAAACCAAGATTTTGAAAGCAAGTAACACCTTAACCTAATAAGCGATTTTTACCATTTGCTCTTTTTGACGGCAATTTTCGGTCCTTGTCCGCGCTTTTTCACGTTATTTGGGTCATATTGTTCCTCTTCTTCTTCGTCATTTAACTGTTTTGATAGCTCCCAGAACTCTTTTGAGCCTAATCTAAAGTCATTATGCGCATCTGCTTTATACCAAAACAAAGCAACATGACCTTCCAGTGTCGTCCGTTCATAAAAAGAAGGCGCATCATTTTATCGCGTGCCCAAGTGTTGTCATATAAACAATCATCTAGAATAACAAATGTTCGAGGGTCGATTGAGCTTCGTTTAAATTGTTCCATCTCTTTCTTTATTTGCTTCAAGACACCTCTCTGTCTCTTCAAGATATTTTCAATAATAGCAGTATTATATTCATTGTGAATAAATAATTTGGGCACTAATTTTCCATAAAACCCGTTGCCTTCTTCTGTTCCAGAAATAACAGTGCCTATTGGTATATCTTGATGATAATATAACAAATCTCTAACCAAAAATGATTTGCCGGTATCACGACGCCCTATTAAAACCACCACAGGGCCTTTAGATTCATTTGGTTTAAAACTTATGCTTTTCATATCAAAGCGTTTTAGTTCTAAATTCATTATTTATATAATAATATTTTAAAAAAAGGAGACAAATTTACGCATTATATCGTATGTAGATAAACTAAACTATTGTTGTTTAGGAATTATTTAGTCAAAACTAAACAAAATGAAACAAAAGGAAACACCAAAACTAAACAAAAAAGATAATAAGAAAACTAAATAATGAGTTAAATACAATTATTATTAATATTTTTATTAGCTAATGACAATTACTTTAAACTACCAAAAAAGGAAAAATATTAACCTTTTTAATAAATTTCAGTCGAATCCAAGTATATCTTTGTCTAATGTACAAAATTATATTCCTATATATGACAAATTTTTTTCTTTAAACAGCACCAATTTTAATTCGGTGAACCTAAATCATAATTGGTTTATTTCTGATATCAAGGACTCTAAAAAGGTCTGTAAAAATAAATCAAAAAACATTAACGATAACAATAATGATAATACAAGTGATAACGACGATGACAATAGTATCGACGATACTAACAATATATACACTTGTAAATTAAAAAACATTTCAGGCGATGAAGACATGTCAATCACTCAAAAGGCTTTTATTAAAATGGCACCTTTGCTAGACCCTTTCAAATATTTAGTCGGGAAATATAACCACAAGGATACAAATTTATTCAACTTACCCACATTTGATAAGTCCGCTAATGTTCATAATAAAATTGTTGACCCAAACAATTCAGCGTATGTCGATAGTTTTTTCTCATTTTTATCAAGCCAGGTTCTCAATAAACATAAATTTGTTCATGCTATCGATTTTTATGGTTCCTTTCTCTCTGTTAAAAATAATTATAAAATTAATATTATTGATGACCTCGACTATTTGCTTCAATCTGATTTTTTCAATAAACAAAAAAATGTATTATTCAAGGTTGACGATTTCTCTCATCTTATCGCGGAAACAGATAATGAAACAGAAGTTAAGCCTACTCTTAATATAATGAATAAATCAATAGCAAACTTGTCACTCAAATCAATTGATGACACTATTTTTGAAAATATTTTTGATAACCCTGTATCCCTAGATGATGTTAAAACATTAAATATTGATTTAGTGGATATTACTAATTCTCTCGATATAACAGATACAAAAAAATCGGCTAGCATTAAATCCGGTTCATCATGTTCTTCTAGAACATCTCATACAAATGATTCAGAAAATAACGACGATACTAATAATGACGAATACAACGATACTAATAATGATGACGATACTAATAATGATGTTTTAGAAAACAATGATTCTGAACAAGAAACGAACACCGTTTCAAATAATAACGATTCGAACAACGATTCCAATAATGAATCTGATGCCGATGATGACGATGTATATTCTACAGACGATTCCGATGATATCGAATGCGAAAAACTGTATTTAACATTTGATAAATTTCCAGTTCATCTTATTTGTTTAGAGTTATGTGAAAACACACTCGACGATTACATTATCAATAATGATATCAGCACCGATGAATGGTTTTCTATTTTAATGCAGGTTATTATGACATTAATCACTTATCAAAAACTATTTTCATTTACTCATAATGATTTACATACAAATAATATCATGTATGTCCCCACAAATAAGAAATTCTTGTATTATTATTATAAAAAACAATACTATAAAGTTCCAACATTTGGAAAAATATTCAAAATAATCGACTTTGGGCGCGCTATTTATAAATTTAACGGAGATATATTTTGTAGCGACAGTTTTCAACCAGGCGGAGATGCCGCTACCCAATACAACACAGAGCCATATTTTAATCCAAAAAAACCTAGATTAGAACCTAACTTTAGTTTTGATTTATGTCGTTTAGCATGTTCTATTTTTGACTATGTTGTTGAAGATTTCGAAGATATTAAAAATATTAATGAATGTGAGCCTATTGTTAAATTAATTGTCGACTGGTGTATCGATGATAACGGAATAAATGTCCTGTATAAAAATAATGGAGCCGAAAGATATCCTGATTTTAAATTGTATAAACTGATTGCGCGTTGTGTTCACAATCATACACCAAACGCACAATTAGAACGTTCCGAGTTTAGCAAATTCGGGATAACTAAAATGGCGTTT